CAGCTCTTTTGATCTTTCAGCATCTCCTAGCTTGGTTTCGAAATCCTGCTTTTGATACTCCTCTAAAGCTATTGTAGCCTTTCGATTGTTCTTATTTGCTAATTCGTATAGTGAATCAAATATGGTAACGTCTAAGAAGTTTGCTAGCAAGTCCTTACGCTCACTCTGTGTTTTGTCAATAAAGTTTGAGTTATTCTGTTGTAACGATAATGCTGTTAAAATAAAGTCATCAAACGTACCAACGTAAGATTGAATGATTTTATCTGTATCTCTTCTCTGCTCACCATTAAGTGAAACCTTCTCACCATCCTCACTTATGTACCAGAAATCTATCTCAACTCTAAGTCTTCCTTTTAGAGCACCGTGACGGTACTTGAAAGCTCGCTTTTGAATAAAATAACTGACTCCTTCTAGTTCAAAATTAAACTCACACTCAAAGTCCTCACACTTACGATTAAGCACTTGATCAGCTGACTTAGCTCTAAACGATTGATCAAATAAACAAAAACACAAAGCGTCTAATACAGCAGACTTACCAGCATGATTAGGCGCAAACAATCCACACGTACCTACTTTAGTACTAAAGTCTATCACATTGTTTGCACCGTAACTAAACATATTGCTGAACGTAAACTTCTTTGGTTTCCATACCACATTACGTGCTAGTTCGGGTAACTGCAACTCTGCGTTGAGTTTTTTATTAATCTCCAATACTTTTGCCTTAGTATCATTGTCGGTACCGGCTGCGTCCATCCACTCACTTAGGAGTGCGTTTTGATACTGAATGTTACGTACATCACCTTGGTTTAGGCTAGCATCTGTCAAGTCAGAGCTAGTACCACTAGCGCCTTTATCTAGCTTAACTACTACTGCATCTTTGTTTTTATATTCTTTGCGTATTGTTGCAAGAATGCGCTTTAGTTGAGCAGAGTCTGTATTGCGAGTACGGATGCGTAGGTTTGTCTTAGCTGTGATTGGTAAGTTGTCTGGCAGCACTCCATCCGTAATATCTAACGTGTAATATCCGTAATCATTTTGGATATCGTGGAATGTGTACCCAACCTCGTCATCTTCGGTTAGTGTTACGAAAGCATACCCATGACCATCATACACCTCTCCAAAGTTTTGCTGAACGAGTGATCCTGGATAGAAGATAGCTGGCTGCTGTTTACTCAGTACTTGGCGCTTATGTATGTCTCCTAACGGCACTACGTCGTATCCTGCAAACGTATCCCAGTTCAGTCCATGCTCCAATGTCAACCCACTATCTACCTGGCTGTTAGCAATCGTACCGTGATACAATGCCACAAGCTTCTTATACTTGGATGGGTTCTTTATCTTGTCGTAAGTAACGTATTTATCTGGTTCATCGAGCAACGACATGACACTCACAGCAATGTCACCTATCTCATACAATCCTGAGTTGCGTAGGTAGAATAGGTTTGGATGAGCATTACTCTCTACAATCGGTGTCAAGGCATCTAGTCGGTGATTGTTGTTGAGATTAGCATCGTGATTTCCTGTAATAACAATGGTTGGACGTCTGTCGGCTAACCCCTTGAACAAGTAGGTAACCATACTAATCAGCTCCGGACTCATGTCTGTCTTGGCATGCACAATGTCTCCTCCTACTGTGACAATGGTGTTTGGTGGACATTGATCTAGTTCTGCGAACATCTTATCAAAAACCTCCTTAAACTCTTTATGACGCTTCCAGTTGCGCAAATGTATATCTGCAATGTGGAAGATGTGATCAACAACTTGGATGTCTGACTTAATCTTGTTTATCATATGTTTATCTTATATTGAATGAGATCAAAGAATGTTATTTGATTTGCGCCACTTATTGCGTCAATCATGCGTGGATACCCCGTTTCGTTGGGGTCTTTAGTATTCAACTCTACATAGCGTACATCCATTCCATTATTCAAGAAGTACTCGATCTCAGCTAGTGAGTCCTTGTATGCATCTGGATCTAGTGCTAAGTTTATTCTTGGTACTTTGTGGTGTAAAATCTTCGCTCGCAGCTTAGGTAGTATCTTTTTTCCAAATAGTGGAATGACATTGCGTTTAGTTGCAATTGCATCAAAAGCCCCCTCTACAATTGTAATTGGTTCGTTCCAATTAATGTGACTCTCAAAACCAATTACATCCTTAGATATTGGTGGGTTTTTGTGCTTTACAGTAGTATCATAGAAGCTTCTACCCACGTAGTAGTTTAACTGACCATCTTCGTCATAGCTCGGTACAATAAGCATTCCAGCGTATGGTCCACTCTCGCAATATCCTACTTGATATTTGAGTATATCAATAGCTGTAAGACCTCGAACCTTCACAGCGTAGTGCAATGCATTACGATAGTCGGGTGAGTTGCTTTTCACGTACAGAGGCTTATAAGCTTCTGGCAAACTAGCTAAAACCGTTGTTGTAGTGTTGGTTGTGATTGGACCTGCGTTTCCGTAGATTTCTTTGATTTTAGGAAAAACATGGCTTGGTGCATTGCTCTTTCTAAGAAGTGATCCAATTGCCTGACCTTTAGCATTACATACCCAGCAATGCCATTTTTGGCTTACAACATTTACTTGTAGCTTTTTCTTGTAGTGATTGCAAAATGGACATGAAAAGCTTCGTTCTCCATTTTTGTGTGGAGTCGATTTGCCTAAATGCGAATGCAATATGCTCAGGACAGTTTCTGTTTGTATACTGGTCATCAAAGTAACTATACGGAAATAAACCTATTCAGCCAACCATTCTGATGGAATTGTTCCCTCACAGTACTGAAATCCGTTTTTGGTACACCAGTCAGCGTAGGTTGTTTTTGATCCTTTCCGTAGTTTATTTTTAGCGTTTTGAAACACAAAGCGAATATCGAGTTCTGGACTTTGTTGTTTAATTAGTAGATGTTTTTTGCGATCTTCTAATACAAATCGACCTTTAGTTTCAATAAAGATTCCGTTAGGTAATCGAAAGTCAGGTGTGTATATGTGTTGAGTGGCTGGCTTCACATACGCAATCTTATGTTGCTCGTACTGTCCATCAATTCCTTGTGATTTGAGTGTATTGTCTAGATCCTCCTCAAGCCCACTTCTAAAGCCGTGCTTTAAGGCGGTTTGCCTTTTTGTTGTAACTCTTCTTTTTGCCATATTAAAATGATTGATCTGGAAACCAAACTTCGTACTCGTCGTCTCTCACTAATTATCGTACCTTACTATGATTGTTGTATCTACATTGTCAGGTAGCTGTAACGGTGTCGATAACTTAGCTACAGCAACCATATTGCCTCTGTCATCATACAATCCAACTGTAGTAACGTATGGTTTAAATGATCCGGTTGTGAATGGTCTAAACTCGTACTGGTTTGTTGCTGGATTATATTCTTGTAGAGTAGGATTGTTGCTTCTGTTAAATTCTCCTGCTCCAATTGTACACGAAACCTCTTTCTCCCATATAGTGTGAGTGCCTCGTACTGAAACCTGCTTGATGTCCATATATCGTGCTGGTACAGCTCCTAATACCATCATTCCGTGAGTGTACATTATATTGCCAATAGTAGTATTGTTCACTCCTAACGTATGATACGATAGTTGAATATCTTGTGGTGTTAGTGCTTGCTTATACATCTTAACGTTATCAATGAATCCATCGAATCCACGATCATAAGTGTATAGGTTACCAATAGTTATGTTAGCTTTATTTGAGCACCCTTTACCGATGAGTACATCGGGTGCACTGCTCGCTAATACACCATCTACATACAGTCTAATCTCTGAACCCGTCTTCATTGCTGTAATGTGATGTAATTTATTTTGAGTAATGCTTCCAGATACTCTCGCTTGTTGTAGTAGATTATCTCTTTCAAATACTACCGCAGAGCTTCCACTAAATAAGATACGATATGGTGATCGTTTATCTACATTATATGTGTAGACGTTTCCGTTGATGTCAACTGCGTCGTCTAAGGCTGGACCTTCTTTTGCTATAATAACTGAACCCGAAGCGTGCGAAGATGTAGCTGTCGCTCTAAGCATCATAGTGATCGTAAAATCACCATTCTCAAAGTTATAGTTTTGTTTATAGTCTTGAACTGGTCCTGGTTGAATTATAATACTAGAGCTTACTGAGCTACTAAAATTAGGAACAACTCCTAATAAATCAATTGCTTGTGGAATAGGTGCAAGAGATCCGGTATGATCTGCAAACCTTACGTTAGAGTAATTTGTTTGCATTTGCCAGTTTCCTTTGTTAAAGCTACTAGTAAATGAAACAAACCCTTTAGTGTTGTATTTGTATAAATCTAAAGTTGGCCACTCGCCTACTGCACTCGCACTTACGGATCCTGAAACGTAAGTTGTACCATCTACTGCAGACACAAATCCACCTGATACGTAGAGGTTACCATATATGTCATCTACAATGGTCAACTCAGTGTTGTTACTCTGACTAACGCAATAGTTAGCTGTTATTGTTACAGAACCTTGTTGGACATATTCACCAAACTTTGATTGAGGTAGATTAATCACTTGAGTTTGATCTTCGATAAAACGATCTTGAGTGTTTATGTTTCCTCCACCAAAAGTAGCCTTTGTATTGTTATAAAAGTGTTGGTAAAATAGGTGATTGATTGATTGATGAACAACTCGTTGGAACTTCTGGTTTGCTGTAATTGGTTCGAAATACTGGAAAGTTGGATTACCTTGATCAAAGAGC